AAGCCCGACAAGAAGAAGAGCCGCGAGAAGATCGACGGCATCATCGCGACGATCCTTGCGCTCGATCGTGCGCAGCGGCACGCGCCGCCGCCGCCGCCTTCGCCCTACGAAACCGAGGAGCTCCTCACCCTGTGACCGCCGCGCTCACAACGCCGCGCACCTGGTGGCGCCCCTGGCACCGCGATCGCGGCGTGGAGCAGCGCGGCAGCGGGGATACGCTCTTCGCCGAGTGGGCGATGGCTCTCGGCGCCGCCGGCGTCGCCGTCACCCCGGAGACGGCATTCGGAGTCGCGACGGTGTTCGCATGCGTGCGCGTGCTCTCCGAGGGCCTCGCCTCGCTGCCGCCGCTGCTCTATGAGCGGCTGCCCCGCGGCAAGCGCCGCGCCACCGAGCAGCGGCTCTACTCGGTCCTGCATGATCTCCCGAACGAAGAGACGACGGCCTTCGAGTTCTGGGAGTTCCTGATTCACTCGGCGGCGCTGCGCGGCAACGGCTATTCGCAGATCCTGCGCAATGGCGGCGGCGAAGTCGTGGCGCTGCAGCAGCTGCAGGCGCGCTACATGACAGTGCGCCGCGTGGGCAACGCCCTCCGCTACGAGTATCGACCGCCGGGATCCCCCGCCCGCGATTTCGTCCGCAACGAGATCCTGCACATCCGAGGCCCCTCGCTCGACGGCGTGACCGGCGTATCTGTCACGCGCGAGATCTGCCAGACGATCGGGCTCGCGATCGCGGCCGAGGACTTCGCCGCTCTGCTCTTCGCAAACGGGGGCACGCCGAGCGGGATCCTGCAGAGCTCGGTGACTCTCACCCCCGAGGCCAAGGACCGGCTCAAGAAATCCTGGGAGGATTTTACGCGCGGCAAGAACGCGCGGCGCACGGCCGTCGTCGATAGCACCCTGACCTACACCAAGCTGGGTATGGATCCGAAAGAGGGCACGATGCCCGAGACCCGGGCGCGCCAGGCGATCGAGATCTGCAAGGTCTTCCGCGTTCCGCCCCACATGGTGGCGGAGCTCGACAAGGCCACCTTCTCCAACATCGAGCACCAAGGCATCGACTTCGTGGTGCACACGCTAAGGCCCTGGCTAATCCGATCCGAGCAGGCCGTCTATCGCGACGTGCTCACCGAGACCGAGCGCCCGCGTTTCTTCCTCGAGTTCCTGGTCGATGGGCTGCTGCGCGGGGATTTCCAAACCCGCATGGAGGGCTACGCGATCGGTCGTGCGACCGGGATCTACTCCGCGAACGACGTGCTCGAGCTCGAGAGCCGCAACCCGCGGACGGACCCCGGCGGCGACGAGTACCTGACGCCGATGAACATGGAGGGGCAGGGCACCGCCCCGAAGGCGCCCGGTCCGGGTGTGCCCAGCACGCGGCGCACCGCTCCGGCGGAGGACGAGGCCCTCGGCCAGGCGTTCCTGCCGCTCTACCGCGAGGCGGCGACCCGGGTGGTGAAGGGCGTGCTGCGCGAGCTCCGGGTCGTGAGCCCGGACTCGAAGGAGGCCTGGGCCGCGCGCATCGGCTCGAAGGCCTTCCGCGAGATCATCGATCTCGCCGAGCGAGCCCTCCAGCCGGTCGCCCTCGCTCACACCCTGGCCGCACGGCCAGGCGAGGCGCGATCGCAGGAGGCCACGGCCGCCGCGATCCGGGCCGAGGCGCAGGCGCTGGTCGCGACTGCCTGGCCGGAGGCCTTCGGCCGCGACCCGGCCCGCGCGCTCGAGCAGCTCGAAGCGCAGTGGATCCCGGCCCGCGCCGTAGCCGCCGCGGCGGCCGTGACCGGAGCCTTTGCCCCGCCGGCGCCGGCGTAGCCGACCCTCGTCACGGCGGCGCCGAATCCGCGCGCGTAGATTCGGCGGCGTGAAGCTGGACTCGATCGAGCACCGGACCCTCCCTGCCAACCAGGCGGAGCTGCGCGCCATCGCCGAAGGCGAAGCGGCGCCGCGCCTCGAGGGCTATCCCGCGCTCTTCAATGTGCTCTCGGAAGACATGTTCGGCTTCCGCGAGCGCGTGCTCCCCGGCGCCTTCACCGAGGCGCTTGCCGGCGACGTCTGGGCGGTGTGGAACCACAACCGCGATCTCGTGCTGGGGCGCAACCGGGCGAAGACGCTCGAGCTCGCCGAGGACAGCAAGGGCCTGCGCGCGGTGATCCACCCGCCGCGGACCCCACTGCATGACAGCTACGTCGAGAGCGTGCGCCGCGGCGATGTGTCCCAGATGAGCTTCAGCTTCCGCACGCTCGAGGACCTGTGGATCTACGACGACAAGCAGAGCCCGATCCGCGAGCTCGTGCGCGTCAAGCTGCTCGAGATCTCGCCGGCGATCTTTGTCGCCTATCCGAAGACCAGGGTGGCGGCGCGTGCACTTGCCGTCGCCGCCGAGCTCCGCGGTCTTCCGATCGACGCCGGCTTTCTCCAGGATGATTGCGCGGAGGCCGAGCTCCGCACGCTGATCACTTCTTCGGCGGCGCGGCTCATCGCTCCGCCGGAGACCCGACCGCCGCCGGACTGGAGGACCAGCGTCCTCCGCCAGCGGCGGGAGCTCGATCTCCTGGAGGTGGAGCTCAGCTAGATCCCGAGCGGCTCGCTCCGCGCAGGTCCAGCGACCAGGGGCCGGCGCGCGCAGCTCGGAGCACTGCGATCGCCCGCATGCGCGGGCGCATCGTTGGAGTCTCCGATGGCCAGCGCCCGTGCCCTCAAGCTGCAGCAGAAGCGCAAGACGATCATCGCGCAGATGCGTCAGATCAACGATCGCGCCGGGGAGCAAGACCGCGCCCTCACCGCCGAGGAGGAGGTCAACTACAAGAAGGCCTTCGACGACCAGGTGTCGACGAAGGCCGAGATCGATCGCGATGTGGCGCTCGAGCAGGCCGAGGCCGAGCTCGAGCAGCGCACCACCGAGCCCGAGCGAACCCGCCCGGCCGGCAACGTCGTCAATCTCGACGAGTACCGCACGCTGCACCACTACATGGCGTCGCCGGACGTCGAGCACCTGGGCGCTCGCGCGACGGCCGAGTACCGCAGCGCCGAGCGCGCGTGGATCGTGGACGGGCCCAGCCGGATGGGCGAGACCGAGCGCCGCGCGCTCTCCGTCTCGGCGCCCACCGCCGGCGGGAACCTGGTCGCGAGCGAGCAGTTCGTGGCGCGCCTGCTGACGGCGATCGATGACGATCTCTTCATCCGGAGGCTGGGAACGAAGAACCCGGTCACGGAGAGCGGGACGCTCGGCGTGCCCACGATCACCGCCGACCCGGCCGACGCGGACTGGACCGCGGAGGTCACCGCCGTGACCGCCGACACCACGATGGCAACGGGCAAGCGGAGCATGACGCCGCAGCTGCTCAGCAAGCTCGCGCTCGTCTCGCGTCGCCTGCTGCGCGTGTCCGCGATCCCGATCGAGCAGGTGGTGATCGACCGGCTCAAGTACAAGTTCGAAGTCACGATGGAGAAGGCCGGCATGGTCGGCACGGGCGCGAGCCAGCCGCTCGGCCTCTTCGTCGCGTCGGCCGCGGGCGTGCCGACGTCGCGCGATGTGGCGTGTGCGAGCCAGACGGTGTTCACGGCCGACGAGCTCCGCAACCTCAAGTACAAGTGCAAGGCCCAGTACCGCCGGCGGCCGTCGACGGGATGGGTGATGCACCGCGACGCCGTGCTGCGCGCCAGCCTGCTGAAGGGCACGGCGAACGATCACTACATCTGGGCGGACTCGATGAAGGTCGGCGAGCCGGACACGCTGCTGGGCGCGCCCGTCTATGAGAGCGAGTACGCCCCGAACACGTTCACCACGGGCCTGTACGTGATGATCTACGGGGACCTCAGTTTCTACTGGTGGGCGGACTCGCTCGTGATGGAGGTCCAGCGCCTCGAGGAGAAGTACGCGGACACGCACCAGATCGGCTTCATCGGGCGCCTCGAGAGCGACGGCGCGCCGGTGATGGCGGAGGCGTTCGCGCGCCTCAAGATGGCGTAGGCCGCAAGGCATAACCCAAGGGCCCGGCTCGCGCCGCCGCAGACGAGCGAGCCGGGCCCGCCTGGAGGTCGAGGAGCTGCATGGATCTGGCCAAAGAGGCGAAGATCTCGCTCGTCATGGTCCCGCTCGCCGCGGGGGTCAGCGACGTCGCAACGAGCAACGTCGACATGAGCGGCTACCGAGCGGTGACGTTCATCCTGGTGATTGCGGCGCAGGACGCGGCGGCGACGGTCGAGCTCAAGCTATCCGAGCAGGACGGCGTCAACCCGGCGGTAGATATCCCGGGCGCCGTCGCGATCTCGCCGGCCAACTCGGACAACAAGCTGCTCGTCGTCGAGGTCCGGAATCGAGCGCTAAAGCTGATCTCTGGCCTCGTAACCCGCGGCGGGACGGGCAACACCGCGACGGGCGGCGTGATCGCGATCCTCCATGACGGCCGCTTGACGCCGGCCGAGGTTGATGCGACGCACGCGGCTGCTCCCGTCTCAGTCTAGGAGGCAGAATGTCGATCGTCAGAATCCGCATGCGCACGCTCGCGGCAGGACCGGAAGGGGTGTTGCTCTCGGGCGAGACGTACGAGATCGACGAGCGCATCGCCGCGCCGCTGATCACAGGCGGCTACGCCGAGCGCATCGGCGCCTCGGAGCCCGGAGACGTTGAGACGGCGCAGCTGCCCGAGGGCGAGACGGCCGCAGCGCCGAAGCGGCCGCGCAAGCCGCGGCCGCCGCGGCCCTAAGGGTCGACGCCCATGGGCGATCACGTCCCGATCGGGACTCTCGTCGGGACCGTGTCGCCCGGCTACATCGGGCTCGACGTCGTCGTCGGCCAGCTCGCCGTCGCCGGCACGATCACGCGTGTGTTCCTGCGCCGCACGGATCACGTCGCCGGCGACGTCGTCGTGGCCTCGCTGCGAAACGCCGCGGGCGGCGGCGGCGCCGGCATCGCGATCACGCTCGCCGACGGCGTCGCGTATGCGAGCGCCGCCGGCTCGCTCCCGATCGTGGCCGACGGGCTCGTCTACCTGCGCGTGACGTCGTCGGGCGCGAGCTCGATGAACCTGTCGGGGGACTTCGAGATCGAGAAGGCGGTCGGCGTCATCCCATTTTTGACGAACGTGGCCCGCGTGAAGCAGTTTCTCAAGATCACCGAGGAGATGGCGGGCCTCGACGATGCGCTCAACCTCCTGATCGCCGGCGTCTCGAAGCGCTGCCAGATCGAGATGGCCCGCGACATCCTCGCGGCCGACATCGTCGCCGAGCTCCACGACGGCGACGGCTGCAGCGACTGCCTGCAGCTGCGCCAGTGGCCGGTCACCAACGCGGCCGCCGTGGTGGTGCGCATCCTCGGCGTCGTCATGCCCTCGACGGACTACCAGGTGGTCGCCGATCGCGCCTGGCTCGTGCGCGCAAAGAGCGGCGCGTCCACGCCCTGGCCGCGCGGGCGGCTCTCGATCGAGGTCGACTATCCCTTCGGCTTCGCCGACGTGCCGGAGGACCTCGCTCTCGCCGCGACGACGCAGACCGCCTACGTCTTCCGCCAGACCGGCTGGGGCGGCGGCCGCCTCGGCGAGCGCGGGACGATCCTCGATCTCGGCGGCTCGGCGCAGTTTCTCACCGGCGAGTGGGCGCCGGGCGTGCACGAGGCGCTCCTCGCGCGTCGAAGCTGGAGCATCGGATGACGCCGCGCAGCCGCCGCACGCTGGGCCCCGGCCTCTCGATCTCGGGATCGACGGGCCAGCGCACGTTCGGGATCGATCTGCGCGGGCTCGCCGAGCTGGAGGAGGCGCTCGAACGCCTCCGGCTCCCCGAGGCCCTCCCGGTCTATCGCGAGGGCCTCCTCGGCTCGGCCGAGCTCGTGCGTGTCGAGAGCCGCGAGAATTTTCTCTCCGGCCAGGTCCTCGCCGTGATCACCGGCGAGCTGCGCGACTCGATCCAGGTCGACCCCTCCGGAATCCCGCGCTTCGTCGACGTCGGCTCGGATCTCCCGCAGGCCGGCCGGCTGCACTTCGGCGTCGGCAAGGGTGGCGCCAAGCACGCGCATCCGTACCTGTTCCCCGCGGCGGAGATCGCCTCCGCCCGCATGCCCGACGTCTGGGAGCAGGCGATCGACCACTGGCTCGGAGTCGGCTCGTGAGCCGCTCGGGTGGAGATCTCGACGCGCTCTTCGTCCTCGCGCGCGCCGCCGTCCCCGAGCTCGTCGGCGCCGATCACACCGAGCGCGGGATCCGCCTCTCGAGCAAGCTGCGCGAGCAGGATCTCCCGCACCTGTTCGGCTACGACCCTCGCGAGGCGAGCACGCCGCTGGCGCACCACCGCAAGCAGACGACGGCGACCTACACGCTGCAGCTCGTCACGCGCGGCGAGACGCAGGAGGCAACGCTCCTCAAGGCCGACGCGATCGAGGATGCGATCGACGCCGACTCGACGCTCGGCGGCCGCGTGCTCGAGTGCCGCGTCAGCGATCGCACGCTGCGCGAGCACCCCGACGTCGTCGACAAGGGCGTCGGCTTCCTGATCACCGTGAAGCGGGAGGCGTAGATGCCGACCCCGCAGCAGCTGCTCCTCGACGCGGCCGCGGCGATCGTCGCGGTGACCGGAGCGACGCGCCTCGGCTCGGACTACCGCGACGATCTCGAGCGCATCCCGCTCGGCGGGCTGCGCTACGCGCTGCGCGGCGGGCCGCGCGCCGTCGACGTGCGCAATGCCAATCTTCGCTATGTGGTCGAGCAGATCGAGCTCGATCTCGAGCACCAGCTCGCCGATCCCGCGAACGAGCGCGCCTACACGGAGGGCGCCATGCAGACCCACGTGGCGGCGCTCGTCGACCCGACCTTCTGGCGCGATCTCGCGAGCGCGCACTCGGTGATCGAGCTGCCGACGTACAAGGTCGATCGCTCCGGATCCCTGATCGTGGTGACGATTCAGGTCGCGGTCTCCATCAAGCCGTAGGAGGGCTCGGGCATGGGCGGAATTCCCTGGACGATCGGTGTGGCGGTGGGCGTGCAGTCGGCGCTCGGAACGATCAACGCGACGATCCGCGATCTCAACTCCGGCGACGGAACCGGCACCGCCGGCGCACTCACGCCGGCGGAGGGCATCGTGCTCGGCGACCCGAGCGTCGGCGTCGGCGAGTCCGGCATCGAGCTGACCTTCCAGCGCGACAGCCAGGCGAAGGCGAAGCTCGCGAACTTCACGACCCAGCCGAGCAATTTTCTGCGCGAGATCATCGAGGGGCTGACGATCGGCTTCCCGCTCAAGGGCAACGGCGCGGTGATCTCCGGCGCGCCGGCGGATGCCGAGTTCACGCCGCAGGCGGGCATCAACGCGCTGCTGCGGGGGCTCTCGCTCACCGGCGCCGGCTGGGGCTCCGGCATCGGCTGGGCGTTCACGCCGGCGACGCTCGCCTACCTCACGGTCAAGGTCTTCCTGGGCCGCCGCGCGAGCGACGGCATCGGCCTCGCGTGGGTCTTCCAAGACTGTCTCGCGTCGGGCTCGATCGAGTGGGCGGGCGGCGGCATCGGCGTCGTGACCGCCAGCCTGGGGGTCGGCTCGGTCGCGGACTTCGGCGGCGGCTGGCCGGATCTCGAGGAGCTCTTCCCGACCTTCGAGTACGGGACTCAGGGGTCGACCTCGGCGCCGGTCGTGAAGGGAGCGGGGCACGCGTTCGGGGCGACGCGCGGCTTCGAGAAATTTTCCCTGAAGATTGACAACAAGCTCCAGGAGCGCGGCAATTCGAACGCGCCGACGGGGTTCTCGCAGCGCCTCTCGGATCGCGTGGTCTCCGCCTCCGCCACGCTCTACTCCGACGATGCGGACCTCGACTTCGAGGCGCAGGAGATCCTGCGCACGACGACTCCGACGAACCTGATGAGCTTCCGCGTGGGCACGGCCGCCGGCGTCGGCGCCACCGCGCTCGGCTACCAGGTGCGCCTCACCACGCCGGAGGTGACGTCGCTCAAGCCGGTGCGCCTCGATGACGAGCTCGGCTGGGAGCTCGACGTCGTCGGCGTGAACGGCGTCGCCAACGGCGAGCTCTCGCTGATCTTCGACTAGGAGACACCAGAATGGCGGGGCGGACCTTAACCGTCGGGATCCGCATCGCGGCCGAGGATCGTACCTCGTCCGAGATGGCCAAGATCCTGGGCAGCACGCGCGGGCTCGAGAGCGGGCTGCGCCGGCTCGGTGTCACGCTCGACAAGGATGCGAACAAGAAGCTCGAGCTGAACCGCGTGCTCCTCGAGCAGGCGGCGAACGCCTACGCTCGCGGCACGATCACGCTCGGCGATTACAACCGGGCGCAGGAGCGGGTCGCCGTCCAGAACGCGCGCATCAAGGCGACGATGGACGGGACGGCGGTCTCGGCGCGCGCTGCGCATGGCGCGTTCGGAGGGCTCGACGGATCGCTGACCGGCCTGCTCTCGCGACTCGCCGCCACGGTGGTCTCGCTGAGCGCCCTCACACGGGGGATTCGCGCCTCGGCCGAGGAATCTCTCAGCGATGAGAAGGCGCAGACGCAGCGTGCCGCTGCCCTCGCGCGCGCCGGCGTGGCCAGCGACGAGATTGCGGCGAGCCTCGATCGCCAGGCCGATTCGGTGCAGCGCCTCACGGATCTCGACGATGCGGCGATCGCGTCGCTGCAGGCGTTCATCCTCGATCTGGGCGTCATGCCCGCGAAGGTCGAAGCGACGACGCAGGTCGTGCTCGATCTCGCCAGCGCGTTCGGCATCCAGCTGAACGCCGGCGCGAAGGCGGTGGCCCAGGTGCTGCGCGGAGAGGTGAGCAAGACCCTCGCGAGCCTCGTCCCGGAGCTGAATGGGATGGTCGCCGCCGGCAACTCCGGTGCGGAGATGTTCGCGTTGCTCGAGGGCAAGGTGCGCGGCGCGACGGCGGCGCTCGCGGAGACTCGAGCGGTCGCCATCGCGGGGCTGAAGAACGACCTCGTCGAGCTCGGCGCTGCATTCCTCACCGGAGCCACCAACACCGATGAGTTTGTCGCTGCGATTCTGAGGGGTCGCGGAGCTCTCCAGGGA